CCACCGCCAGTTATACCAGAAGTACCTGATGAAAAGGCATTAGTAAGTGCTCCACCTGCGTAATCTAGAGCCATAATCGTACAATCTCAATAGAGTAAACGTTATCAGGTCCATCAGGAAACACCCGCAGAACCTTAAAGCCAAGATACCTTGCTAAATTAATTAACTCAGTATTTTGTATATCAATAGTAGTCCAAAGATAAGTTTGATTTATATGCTCCATAAGAGCTTTACCAAATCGTACTGTTGTCCTTGGATTTTCTTTTACTTTGTTTGTCATTTGAATCCATACATAGTTGTCGTCAGACACACCGTATGATCCGTAAAGACTCCCGTCTGGTCCGTAGATAAGATAGGAGTCATCATTATATACATACAAAGCAAGTGAAAGGATAGGATGTTGACCTACCCTTTCAAAGTCTTGTAAACCTCGTGTTAACATGTTACGTGTCAACACAGGTACGTCATCAATAGTTGCTGGCTTAAAGGTAAAACCACGGGTGGATGCAGTCATTAGGCGCGTCTATAGAAACCTGTGTTGTACTTACCTTCCCAATTCAGACTCAACAGAGTTACAGGTAACGGAGAGTCACCAATAATCTTCAAGGAAAGGTTGTCATTTCGTTGGTAAATGGGAACAGTATGAACAGCGTTAGATGACAAATTAACGTTGTTTAGATCGTACACATACGGACTAACAGCTTCAATTGTGTTACTCCATTCTGGACGCCCCGTAATGTTAATCTGATACTTAACAGGTCCACTTAAACCAGTCGATACTTTAATACGATGAATAATAAGATCAGAGGTAAAGTCAGAAACTACGGATTGACCTTCAGTTTGAGTGACAAAGAACTTAGGAAGATCAACTTCCATATTGTAAATGTACCCAGTGATGAGATTACGTCCACGATAGTCACCGTCTATATCCGCGTAATAGGCGCCTGCAGTCCCCTCTATGGTGGGGTAAAGTACTGCGCCTACCGATGCACTGGTAAGTGCTTCAGGAGAGCCTATGTAGCTTCCTAGAAGGACTACAGAGAGTGTACCACCACTTACTTCATCATACGGTAAATAGATACGGGTAATGTCAGAACCATCCCCATCTGGATCATACTCTCGATAAGGATTAATAGTCCAAAGATCAAGGCACACATCAGTCCTTTCTCCAGTAGGAAGAGTAAGATAACCTTCTTCGCTAGCTTGAGTCAGATCATAAGACTGAACATAAACATCCGTCCCATTCGCTACAACTGCATAGTAGGTACTAATATCAAAGAATTGATGGAGAAGAGTTCCAGTCAGATTCCATTTGTACCAAGTATTAGCACTACGCTCATCTCCTCGTTGGATAAACCGATATTGATACACAGTATTGCTACCGCTTGTACCCATAGAAATAAGGGACAAAGTAGGTGAAGCAATCATGGAATCAATAGTTTGAGGAATTAACTCAGGAACATATTGAGTTTGTTCAATAAGGACTGGAGGATCATTAGTACTAATTCTAGCAATCTCATACAGTCTGCTGTACAATGGAGTCTTAGAAATAAATGCTAGGCTAGTACCAAGTGAAACTGCCTCAACATCAACATCACACTCATAACTTGACAACTCAGTAATCCTAACGTTTTTAGGACTGAGAATATCATCATTACCTGCAATCAAAAATTGTTCCGTGTCACTAAATAGGACAAGACCAGGACTGCTAGGTTTGACGTAGCGAAGATTAACTGCTTTAACCGAAGAGGCAGACACGTCAATCGGATCATCATCTGTAACTGTTAAAGATGTAGTAGCAAAGAAGTTAAAGAAATCACCTGCTCTACTCAGAATAACAGTTTCATTTGACAAGAACCCTAACCTATTCCGATAAAAAAAGATGTTGCTAATAGTAGCATCAACAAAGCTAGGGTTTGGATTAGTTTCTAAATCACCAACTAAACGATCTTCCCAGGTAATCGGAGAGAAGCTAAAAGAACCGTCAGCTTCACGCACCAATTGATGAGGGAGAGTCAGTGGATCAAGTTGATAAGTAATACCCCATGCATTTGATTCTTCCCAAGTACCAGGACCGTTAGCTGCTCCACCATCAGTAACAAACTCCACATACATATCATCAACGTCAATGTCAAGTGAGTTAACCACTCGAACTTTATAACCGTTGTGACACTGAAGAGGTAGGTCAGAAACATTAGGTACGGTATCCTGGAAAACAGTCATAGCATTATCGCTAGGACCACCAACCACTGAAATGGTGAATGCAGCAGTACAGCTAATGTAAATGCCAGGTCCAACCCTTACAGCGGTATAAGTTTTACCACCAAAAGTTTGGTTGTGAATGTCACCAACAAGGTCATTAAGAATCCCATCCACATCACCACCAGAACCAGCATTATGCGAACCCCGAAGAGTACCATCAAGAATGATCTGATAATGACCAGTACCTACAACTTGCAAAAGCACAAACGCTTCGTGAGGTTTAGCAGCAGTTGTAGTTGCTAACATTTCTACAGTTTTTACCTTATTCAGGACAAAGGTGTAGTCATTAAGGGTTAGTACTTCAATGTCATTTGCCGTGGCTCCATTGAGGTAACCGTTAGCAGGAATTGTAGTGATAACACAGTTGGCTAGTTCAGCTTCATAATCAGCCAATGCTGCTGCTTCTGCAGTTACAGCATTATCATAATTAGTTTGAGCAGCATTCATTGCTGCTAAAGCTGTGCTCAAATCACCAGCAGTGTTTTCAGCAGCTACAGTCAGGATAGCTTGGTAGACACGATTACCTTCAGCAGCAAGCAGCGGATGCTCATCTGTTACTTCATTGCCCAATGCATAGTTAGCAGGAAGGGTAGTGGTAGCAGAAATAACTGCATTGTTGTTTTTAACTACATAAACATTGTTGGCTTTTTGAAGAATACCTGAAACCAGATACTGCTCAATAGAACCAACAGGGTAATTGTAGTTAACTTGAAACAGCTCTTCTTCTGTAGTGTTTTGTCCACTAAGAACTTCTGAATAGGTAGCTTGTGCTGTGTGTAGTTCAGTAAGACGAGTAGCAGTTAAAGCTACAGCATCGTTATAATCCTCTAGTTCTGTTTGTAGATCTACAAGGTCACAAGCTACAGGAACACCAGTGTTAGTTCCCATATCGACAACACGTGGAGATCCATCCGTCAGATCCCAAACACGAAAGGTGTTGTCATCATATTGTGCAACGTACTTTTCCTGAGGATCCCTAAGGATTGAAAACCATTTACCTTCAGGAGTAGCGCCTTCAAGATTAGAGACAAACTGTCCACCAGGACGCTTAAGAAGACCCAGAGCATAATCTGGAAAGGCGTTGACACAATCCCGTAGTTGTCCAGGAAACTTACGGTTATCAGGTTGTTGTGAAATGCCAAGAAGGAAATTAGGAATCCTTTGGGTAATAGTACTCATCGCATCAATGCTTGGAAAGGTTGGTAGCTGTTGTAATAATTTGCACCATCCTGGAAACCATACATCGAATAGTCGCCTTGGTTGCAATCATATTCGATAGCGGCTGCACGTGTTTGTAGTTCTTGTTCACCAAGAAGCTGATACAGTTCACGGTCACCTACCATTTTGGTAGCTACCATTTTAGCTGCTCGTGCAGTGATGTAGGTTTGAATAGCAGGAGGTACATCAGTAAAATCAAAATACCAGATAACATCCGCATAGATGTCCTTAGTAAATGTATAAGTATGATTCAGGCGATCATACAGTTTTCCGTTCCTTCGTACAACATCATAATCATCACGATGCTTCTCTCGATTGGTATCAATCTGAAGCATGTTGGATGGATAAAGGATTTGTTGGGTTGAACTGTCGGGAGAAAGTTTGTAGTTCCGTTCAACGTTAAAGGTCCAACCTTCAGTTTGAACTTGCTTATTAACTTCCCGGAGGGTGTTAAGGACAATGGATACCTCAGGATTCTGCAGGTCCAATGTGGTGACAGGAGCCTGTCCCACTGAGCTAAGTATTTGATTTACAGCATCCAGTTCGGTGGACACAGCATAAGTAGGAAAGGGCAT